AAAAGATTACAGGAAAACTTCGCAGCAGTTTGGATTGACAGAATTGCATCTTTTGGTACTTTCCCACTTGAATGTATGAAATCCGGGGTAATTCCAATCTGTTTAAGACCCGACATTATGCCTGAATATATGATTGAAAGGGATGAGGCAGGTAATGCAATTAAGGCAATTGATGATGCTGGTGCATGGACTGAAAATTTCTACGATTTACCTCTTTTGGCAGGTGAAGTTCTTGTTAAATTTTTGGATGATGCAATATCTCCTGAATTATATAGCAGAATGGCAAATATTGCTGCAAAATACAGTCAAGAAACATCACAAAAGGAATTGACTGAAATATATCAGGGACTTATTGACCAGAGAATTGCATTGTTCAATAATGCAATTCAACCGCAGCCACAGGCAGTAATTCCAGAAATTAGCACAACTGAACCCCCTGTTGTTGAAGAAAAATAATTTTAAATAAAAATACGATTAAAATGAATATATCTGTAATAATTCCAATTCACGAGCATAATGACGAATTATCATTATACTTAGATAAAGCAGTAGAATCAATTGCAAAACAAGAAAGTGTCGATGAACTACCTCAATTAGTTTTAGTGTTTCCACCGGAACTTGAAGCAGCAATCGAAGGGTTTAAAGAAAGCACTATTCGTAAATATCAGGATAAATTTCCATACACCAAATTTACTCTTGTAAAGAATGAGGGTAAAACCGACTATCAATCACAAGTAAATCTTGCTGTTGAATCAGTAACTACCGAGTATTTTTCGGTACTTGAATTTGATGATGAATACAGCACAACTTTCTTTAAAAATGCAACCAAATACATTCAGGCATATCCTGAAGTAGATGTTTTCATGACAATGATGGTTGAAACAAACGAGAAGAACGAAGGTTTCAAACTCACGAATGAAACGGTTTGGTCGCAGCAATTTGTTGGAGAAAATGGCGAAATGGGATTTTTGAATGCAAAAGCACTCAAACAGTACACTGATTTTAAACTATCGGGTGCTGTAATTAAGCTCAGTGAATTTAAAAACCTTGGCAAATATAAATCAAACATTAAGTTAACATTCATGTATGAGTTCTTACTCAGAGCATTAAATAATGCAAGTAAGATATATTCTATTCCTAAGATTGGATATAAGCATCTTGCAACCAGACCGGGCAGTTTATTTGATACATATCAGAAAACAATGCCGATGAATGAAAGAAAGTTCTGGTTTGAAACTGCAGGTAAAGAATCCAATTTTATGAATGATAGAATCATTGACCTCACAAGACTTGAAAAATAATTTATATTTTTTGTATTCATGAAAAATGAAAGAAAATGAAAATAACGCACCGTACTTCGCAGAAAGGGAAGAGCAAGCCGTTATTGACTATATAAATTCAACTTCAAGTGAGGAAAAAAATCGAATCTATAATGAAATTCTGATTGAACCTTTTCGAAAGATGATACAGTCCATATTAAGACGTTATCCAATACATATTGGAAACTATGATATGGGAGAAGTTGAAGAAAACGCTTTGACTCATTTAATTGAGCATATGGTTAAGTTCAACCCGAATAAAATCACAAAATCGGGAAATAAAACCAAAGCGTATAGTTATTGTCAAACGATTATACGTAACTATTATAAAGACCACGGCAAAAAAAGTTATACTGAGAAGAAAATCAATCTTTCATACGATGACCATATTGACGAAATTAACGAAAATGTGGAATATGCATATGAAATGGAAACTGATAAGCAAAACCAACTTGAAGAATTAATTAATTGTGTTGTAAATAAAATTGAAGACAGAATTAACAATGACCCGGCAATGAAGAGAAACGAAGTTGTTGTTGGCGATGCAATAGTTAATGTATTGAAAAACTGGCACGTCTTGTTTATGGAAGACACACCGGAAGGAAAGTACGGAAAAAGAGTAACAAATAAATTTGCAAAAAATAAAGTGTTGCTCTTTTTAAAGGAACAAACCGGATTGTCTACCAAAGAAATTAGAATTGCAATAAAACCATTCAAAGAAATCTATTTCATTGAAAAAATCGACTACTTGGAAGATTAACAATAAAATAAAATAATGTGTATTTATATGTACTAAAACTATATTGCCATGCCAAGACCCCCAAGAAGAAGATTGTCATTCGATGAAGAAAGTGTAAATAAACTACTTCAAGAAATTTACGATGAAACACATAACATTAAAGCAAAATTAAACCGCTTGTTTACCAAATGGGAACAAAAAGTAAAAGAAGGCGGTGAAATTGCTGCAATTGGAGACCAAATCGTAAAACTCATTGCTGCAGAAGCTAAGAACCAAGAACAAAAAATCATGCTTCTTAGATATTTAAAGGAAGTTGTCTTTGATAATAAAACAGGTGCTGCTCCACCAGCTTCTTCAGGGCAAAAAACTAATAAAGAAAAATCTGAGGAACGTGAAGTAACCACAGAAGAAAGAAATAATTTATTGGATTTTGTTCAGCAAGAAGTTGAAAGAAGACAAAAGGAAAATAAAGAGTAATGGGACTTATTGACGACAAGAAAAATGTTTTCACCACAATTGGTGCATACACATCATTCATGGAAAGAAGCAAAAACCAGAAGAATGATGGCACTAATTTATTTCCGTCAATCAACAATAAAAAGGATGTTGTTCCATATTTACTTGATGTACTTAAAGTTGTTGTTGGTAGTGATGCACTGAAGCAATTAACAGGTGATTTATTTGTAAAATTTACCGACATCGCTGAACCGCAAATAAAAGAAACATTAAAAAAACAATTAATTCAACATAATTCAGGTTCTCAGCTTCCAAGTTATTTTAAAAGTACGGGTAGTGGTATTGATGTGCCTGTTAAGGATATTGATGTTTTTGGAAAGTTAAAGACTAATCCAACTTCAAGTGCAGGTAGTTTGCTGTATGGTTCAACCGATACTTTTGATAGTAAAGCATATGAGGCAATTACTCTTGACGGAACTCCTGTCGTATATAAGAATGTGTCAATAACTTACAATTCTGCAACCGATAAATTTAATTTTAAAGCTACTAACGCATCATCGTCACAAAACATTGGTCAATGGCTTGGAAACTACATTGAAGATACAGTTATTATTGAAAAGAAAGAGTTCTTAACCAATGTGATGAATGCTGTTTACGGAAGTGTTACTTCAAATCAAAATAAAACAGTTGAACAGGTATATAATGAATTGCAGGTTTCAAAATTAATTGACCAACTACTTCAAGATGACGATAGTTTTGAGATTTCACAAAGCGATTATGATGCATTACTTGAGCAAGCACAAGCATTGATTGATGGCGTGGTTTATTACGATATGGGATGTGGTATTATTGGTGCAGAACTTCCATTAGGCGATATGATTGATTTAATTCAACAAGTATCTGGTTCAACCGATACGTTTGCGGTGGGAAATTTGGTTGAAGGCACTATTGAACAAAGTACGGCTAACATACAAGAAACGCAACAAGAAAATAAAGAAACTATAAAAGATGGCTTCTTTCAGAGAATAATAAAAATGGTGCAACAAATATTGGCACAGCTAATGACCTCATCGCCTCAAGTAAGGATGCTACAAGCAATTATTAGCGCATTTGAGAGTCCAACTGGAACACCAAAAATTGGAGACCCTAAAACAGATATGAAGAAATTTAAAATTTTCATTAAATGTTTATTAAACGACTTGATGAGAATGATAAATCAATTTATATTTGAATTAATAGTATCATTTTTAATCGCAATGCTTGTTCCAATTGTGAAAAGAATAATACAAGAAAAAATAAATCAGTACGTAGGTATATTAAAAAGCTTAATTAGTTAAAATTATGATAGTAGACCAGAAATTAAACAAACAGTTCGTTGGCGTTTATCTTATCGATGGTAGCGTAGACGGCACACAACTCGCAACAACCGTTAGACCAAATTGGTTCAGAAAATTTGCAACCAAATTGTTTTTGGGTTGGAAATGGGTATCAGTACCCCAATTGAAATCAATGCAGGAAGTATTGAAAGCAGCAAAATAATATGGCAATTAATTTCAATAGCATTGAATCAATCATCGGTGGTTTTGATAAGATATTGAAACTATCGTCTGTTGGCGGTTCTCCCCCGATTCCAACACCCCTTATATTAGTGGGTGTTCCGAAACGTCCGGGATTATCACCGACCAAGATTGCTTCACGTATTATTGCCAGAAAAAGTGAGGCTGGATTGCCTGTTGGTGCACTACCATCAGGTGGTAATTCTCCTGATGAAATTATGGAAAGGATAAGAATTGAAGAAATTGTAAAAGCACTTCAACAGGACGCTATTATTAGTGTGGCAATTCCACCGGGAATTACACTTAATGCTGCGGGTATTTCACCAACAGGTCCTGTTACCGTGTTTGGTGCAACAATTACTTATTCTAAAGGATATGGAGTTATACAATAATGGAAAATTTATCGGGACATACTGCAACTCAGCTACTTAAAATGGTTAATGATGTTAAAGCAAGATATGACTTATTGAAAAAGGAAGTCATTGACCTCACTTTTGAATCTGAAGTTATTGAAAAAAAAATAAATGAAAGACTTGTCATTTTAGAAGAACTTGAAAAAAATTATGTTGAATTAATGGAAGAAATGAGTAAAAGGTAATGGCTTTTGATAAACCCATATTACAAACAAGCAATCCCTATAAAAAAGAGGGTGATAATAGCACCACAAGAACAATCTATTATGGTGAAGTAATATCTATTGATGACGCTACTGAAGGTGGAAGGATTAAGGTAAAAATAGCTGATTTGGATAATAGAACTGCATTATCTGATTTGCCTTGGTGCTATCCAATGCTTCCAAAATTCTTTCACATTTATCCACAAGTGGGTGAAATTGTGAGAGTGTTTATTGAAGACATTAGGTTTCCGCAAAGAAGCAGATTCTGGATGGGTAGCGTTGTATCTCAAATGCAAAAAATTGGATTTGATTCAGTATATACTGCATTATCAACCACAAACATTGGTTTAACTAACCCAGAACCAGCACCATCAACATACCCGGATGCCGATGGCGTATTTCCATTGATGAATGATGTGGCACTTGTGGGTAAAATTAATACAGATGTAATTTTGCGTATTAATGAAGTACACATTCGTGCTGGTAAACATGAAAACGACAACATTTTAAAACTAAACACCAAAAACCCTGCACAGATAAGTCTTGTGTATGAAACAAA